GTTTCGGTGTTCCCAGGGGGTTCGGTTCCCAGGGGGTTTCGGTGTTCCCAGGGGGTTCGGTTCCCAGGGGGTCCGGTGTTCCCAGGGGGTTCGGTTCCCAGGGGGTTCGGGGGCGTGGCGCCCCTGAAGCGCCCCCCGATTAGATGTTGCCGAGGTTGAATGGGAAGCGGCCGTAGTGGATGTCCTTCTGGGATTCGAGCGAGTCAAACGCGGCGGATAGGGAGGCGTCGACGGCGGGGAGGGCGCTGTTGAAGGCGGTTATGGCGTTGACGAACGCGAGGTTCTGGTTGGTGCTGGTGATGATGCCCTGGAAGATGGGCTGGCCGTAGATTGTGAGCAGGGCGCGGACAATGTCCCTCTGGAACAGGATGGTGGGGCGGAGGGAGCCGGGGATGCGGTTGGGGTCGGCGCTGGCATTGCGGGCGTCGAGCGCCCCGATGGTCTCGACCACGGTCAGGCTGTTGTAATCGATAAAGGGGCCGGGGTGGGTGGCGGCGCCGACATTCTTGAGGGTGGACAGGCGGTAGAAGGGCTCGAACACGACAAAGTATGCGGTCAGGGCGTCGTTGATGGCGATGCTGGTGTCGCTGAACAGGTAGGTGTTGGAGACCGAGTCGTACAGCTGCGAGATCTTGAGGAGGCCGATGTTGAGCGCCTTGAGCTGCTTCGACACGAGGACGGCCAGCAGGGTGTAGACAAAGATGTAAAAGTTGCCCTGGGACACATCCACCGTTATGGCGGAAGAGGTCAGATTGGGCTGGACCTTGAAGAGGGTGGGCACGATCGCCTCGATGTAGACCGAGTTCGTCTCAAAGAGGTCCAGGAATCCCTTCAGCAGGATGCTGGCGCCGGAGTTGGACCAGAAGCCGCCGGCCGCGGACTTGAAGGCGGACCCGGGGTTGAACCCGGGCGAGCTGTCAAACTCGGTCAGGATGGCCGCCAACCATTCGGTCGTCGTCTTGGACACGGTCGCGCCCAGAAAGTCGACCGCCTCCGTCAGGGCGATCGCAATGAACTTGTAGCTGTAGCGGTTGATCTGCTTGGTATCGAACCCAAAGTCCTTGGACTGGGCATACAGGCGCGTGTAAAACACACGGGCAAGCGCGACCGCGCTCGTCGGCTCGGCGTACTGGTTCACCGAGATGACGTTGGGCTGGCTGAAGACCGAGTTGATGGCGCTGTTGGACGCGTAGCCCTTGAAGGGCAGTATGGCGGAGAACCAGATGGGGTTCTCGGCGAACTTGGTAATGATCCCGTCAATGACCTTGTTGAGGATATCAATGGTCTTGCGCCACACATCATCGGGTGGGATCTCACCACCGGCAACCGCGGCTGAGTAGGTGGGCGACTGAGTTACATTCAGCGCCAGCGCTACGAGGCCCGTGAGGTTCCTGAGGATCAGATCCACGGTCTGACCAGGGGAGTTCGACTGACCCTGGGCAAAGTACTGGAGCTGCTGGTTGGGGAAGGCCAGCGTCTGGCCGATGGTCTGAGAAGGAGCAAAGAGGGGAACGCTTTGAGCGTTCAACGGAGTAAAGACCGACATGAGATTTTATAAGATGATGGAAAATTTTTAATTTTTTTTTTTTACTCTTGGAATTTCTATTGTTTATCCAAATGGGTTCTCTACCAAAAAATCTCGTTCAATGCAGAACTCAGAACCAAGCCCTTCAATACCTCAGCAAACACAATTCGGACGCCGTCAGAAGCTTCATCAATACCCCCATAATAAGCTCGGATAACCAGACCAATAACCAGACCAATAACCAGACCATCCTCCATATCGCCTCTCACAGAGGCTTTTCCAAATTAGTGAATGCTCTGATTGAAACATGTGGAGCCAATGTTAACTCCCAGACATCCGATGGGACGACTCCCTTGATTTCTGCGATTCTGGCAGACCGACCTGAAGTTGTTGACACTCTCCTGCGGCATGGCGCCGACATGAACATGACGAATAACCGTCATGAGAGCCCGCTCCATATCGCATGCTCCACTGGTTCACCCAAAATGGTCGCCATGCTCCTCGCTCAACCCAACATCAGAATCAATGCACCCGATTCTGGTGGGGACACGCCTCTCCTGATCGCATGTGTCGGAAATTCATCCAAAGTCGTCGAGCTACTCCTTGCTGACCCAAATATCCAGGTCAATCAGGCCAACACGAATGGGATAACCCCTCTCATCTATTCATGCCGCGCCGAGGATGACAAGATCGTCCGCATGCTCCTCGCTCACCCCAGCATCGACGTCAATAAGGCCATGAATAACGGATCATCACCCCTTATGGCGGCATGCTACAGCGGTTACCCCGAAATCGTCCGCATGCTCCTCGCTCACCCAGGCATCGACATCCATCAGACCGACAACGACGGCCGGTCCGCATCTGACTACACCCAAGATGCATCGATCCTCAACATGCTCCTTAAACCCTCCATGAACCTCTTAACACTTTTCCTAACCAGCTTAATGGTATGATGAGTGATAGGGAAATATGAGTATCAACATCCGTCCGTTGGATCTGGATCTTATTGAGCCTTCGCGCAGGACGTTCCGGGATCCTGATCAGGGTGGGTCCAAGATTGTGGTCATTGGCAAGCCGGGGTGTTTTGGGGTGGGGACGATGGTGCTGAGGTCGGATGGCAAGGCCGTGCCGATCGAGTCGATCCGTCAGGGTGATGTGCTGGTTGGTGATGAGGGCGGTCGGCGGGTGGTGCTTGATCTGTGCAGGGGGGTTGGTTTGTTTTATTCGATCCACGCGGTGCGCGACGGGAGGCTGATTGCGAGGGTGAATGACATGCACATACTGACGCTGCGCAATGTCAGGAACAAGACGGTTGTTGATATTCCCATTGGGGATTTTCTGAGCATGTGCGTAGTAGAGGATGATGGTTCATTCCGCAGCCCCACGAGGTTCAGGTGGATGATCTATCGGAGCAGGTTCGTTGCGAGGGAGATTCGTTTCATGATTCGTCCGACGGGGTTGTTGGAGCAGTATTATGGTGTTGTCGTGGACGGGAATCATCGGTTCTTGTTGGCGGACGGGAGTGTCGTGCACAACACGGGCAAGACGACGCTGATTGCGAGTTTGTTGTATGAAAAGTCGTCCATCTTCCCGGTTGGCCTCGTCATGAGCGGGACGGAGGATTCGAATGGGTTCTACAAAAAGATTTTTCCGTCGACCTTTGTCTACAACAAGCTGGAGGAGAAGAAGATTGAGGATTTTGTGGTGCGTCAGAAGATTGCAAAGCGCCATGTCGACAATCCGTGGGCCATCCTGCTGCTCGATGACTGCACGGATGAGCCCAAGACGCTGAGCAAGCCGATATTCCAGGGGTTGTACAAGAACGGGCGCCACTGGAAGATGCTCTTTATTCTGAGTCTCCAGTACTGCATGGACATCCGCCCCGTCATTCGCACCAACATTGACGGCACATTCATCCTCCGCGAGACGAACCTGCGGAATCGCAAGACCCTGTGGGAGAATTATGCGGGGGTCATTCCCGATTTTAATCTGTTCTGTCGGATCATGGACTCGATCACGGACAACTATACCGCCCTGTACATCCACAATGCGATCCAGTCGAACAAGATTGAGGACTGTGTGTTCTGGTACAAGGCCAAGAAGATCCCGTCGGAGTTCAAGTTCGGTGCACCCGATTTTTGGAGGTTCCATAAGCAGCGGTACGATCCCCGGTATCAGGAGACATTCCAGTTCTGATCGGACCCATGTAATTTTTGAATTTTTATTTGCTTGTATAATTCAAAATGAATGTCAGAACAAGTTATCCACCTCCACCGAGAATGATGCTGCCCCGTCCTCCTCCCAATTATTATGCAACCCGCCCAAACCGACCCATGATGCCTCCTTCCCATTATTACAGGGGCCCTCGCCCCCCTTCCTTCATGAACAGACCACCACGACCCCCTCCTCCTGTCAACAGTGCGATCCCCCCAATCACGACGAGTGCCGCGCCGCCACAGGCAGCAAAGATGTTCAATCAGAAGCTTGCGGCCGCCATCAAGCAGAAGGACGATGCGATCCGAGACCGAGATCTTGCGCGCAAGGCCAAGACGGAGTTGGAGGTCAAGATTGCGGATATCGAGAGCAGATCGTCCAAGCAGAACAAGTCGAAGCAGCAGGCCGGCATGCGGCAGAAGACGCAGCTGACGAATCGTCTCAATGCCGCCATCAGTCAGAAGGACAAGACCCTCAGGTCAAAGACCCAGGTTCAGAGCCGTCTGAGTGCGGTCAGTCGAGAGAAGGACAGCGCCCTGAGCAGGATCAATGACCTCGAGAGCCGGTTGAGAGCGGCCACGTCCCAAAAGAGCAACGCCACGAGCAGGATCAGCGATCTCGAGGGCCGGTTGAGAGCGGCGACGTCCCAAAAGAGCAACGCCACGAGCAGGATCAGCGATCTCGAGGGCCGTGTCCGAGCCGCGACGTCCCAAAAGACCAGTGCCCTCAGCAGGATCAG